ACTACTATTATACCATAAAATACTTGATTTGTCAAGAGGCTTGTGCTAATGGGGCCTTCTTTTGTGGTGTCTTAGTCTGTGTTGATTGCTCTTCCAAAGCCTTAAGACGTTCGTCGTATTGCTTAAGAATGGCATTCACTTGTGTTAGAATGTTATCCAGTTCTTGTTTGGTTACCATTTTGGCCTCTCATTTGCGTTTCAACAATATCTTCTTTTGTTTCAATTTCGCGTTGCTTAAGTGCTAACTCTGCAATTTTAGCGCGGCGTTGAAATTCATTTTCAGTTGGGTCTTGTCCCATACCTTTCATTACAGCGGCATAACGCTTGGTTTCACTATCAATTGGTAGTAATTGCGTTTCTACACGATTTTGCTCAATCCGGGTAGCAATTTCTGCCGCTTGTGCTTGAATATACTCAAGTGTTGCCTGTTCTTTAGCCATTTGAAGCTGTTGAACTTGTTGTTGCATTTGTTGTGCTTGTGGATTAGGTTGCATTGCTTGTTGTAGGCTTGCAATGATTTCTTCACGATTACTTAAGTTCATGTTGTCAACGATCGCTTGGATTAACAATGGGTACATTGGTGAGTCTTGGCCCATTGTCTGTAGCAATTGTACAAGCTGTGTCACTTCATACTCACGAGCAATAATACCTAAAGAGCTACTAGCAACAAACTTAAAGTCCTTAGCAGGGTAACGCTCAGGGTCAAACTGCATATATCGATAAGCAACCTTTTGAACTAAAGGAATCAAGAATGCTTCTTGGAAGTTAATCAATGTACGTTTATGTCGCTTGATGATTGCTCCAAGAGACATAGAAATACCTGCCGCAGTTGAATCGCCGTTAATACTTCCCGGAATACCTGCCGCATCAATAGCTCCTGTTGCCATCTGCACCATTTGTTGGAGACTGGCAGACTGATTAAATGTGTTGGCGTCAAGATTTCCAAATCTAAACGGCTGTAGGATTTCTGAGGGATTGCCATTCGTAAGGATGGCCTTGCCGGGTCTAACTTCCAGTTTGCTTCCCCTAGGAAGGCGTGAAGCATCAACAGCAAGCATAGGATGTACAGTAAGCGCAAGCGCATCAATTCGTGCTCGTAATTCAGTGTCAAGTGCTTTCTGTGCGTTATATCCTTTTTCACAGATCCCACGGCCCCAGAAGCGTCCCGGAACAACATCCCAAGGGAATGCAACGATAGGACGATCTTTCATCATAAACGGATTTGTTTCAGCTTTAAGAAGAATACCTCCGTTTGCAATGACAATAACGGCCTCAACATATTCTGGGATATAATCTTCTTCAAAGTCATCTACATCAACGGCCTCAAACTCTTCGTTTTGAGATTTACGGAATAAATCTGAAGGGACTAATCCATAGTATTTAGTTAATCGGACTTTATCGTCAGTGTAGAGTGTTAAATCTTGTGTTGGTTCAAGATCAATATCAACAGAGGCATCTTCAACCGATACACGGTCGTAAATACCTGCTTCTTGTGCCATATGTACTTGGTGTAACGGTACATACTCGTCAATTGCAACACCTAAGGCTTCTTTAATACTTGTGGCTACAGGATCAATCAAAAAGTTTTGTGGCATAACAGGTCGAACTTTAAACACAGTTCGTGTGCGTTCAAGAACACCAACAGCCTGCATTTCTCCTTCCATGATCGGCTGAGTTGCAGGAGTAAACTCTATTTCTTCATCTGCAATGATTTCTGCAACACCAGTACCAAACACAGCGGCATTAAGAATACACTCTGCTATGGCCTTCCGTGCGGCTACAAATTTAAAATCCTCATCAAGATGATTACGTAGATGGTAGATGTCTTGGTTATCTTGATCCATCATGTCGTCTTGAATGTCGAACCACTTCCCTCTTCCAAAGGTTGCTTCTTCGACCTCTGCGACTGCAGATTCTACGGCTTGTTGAAGGGCAGGGGAGATAATACGAGAGCGTTCTGATTGACGCATAGTGTCTTCAGCGGCCCATTGGCCTCTCCAAAGACGATAGTATTCGTCGAACTTCTCTTTGTAGTTACCTTCATAGTGGTCACGCCACTGATCGCATTTGTTGATTACCCAAGACTCAAGGGTCGTTGGGTCAATTGAGTTGTTTTCATATTCCATGTTAATATCCTGCCACAGGGTCTAAGATTTCAAAGTCGTCTTCGTCGTAGTCGTAGTAGTATGCTACTTTGGCTAGTTGGTCAATGTATGCAAGTGCGTCAACCAAGTCATCATGCACGAGGGCATTAGGAAACTGAAAGAGTTCGTCAAGAAACGCCGGGTTCCAATCACCCTCATTCAGTGTAATCTGTCCATGCTCAAAGCGTCCTTGAAGAGCCCAGACAACACGATCAGTTTTCTTTTTGTTTCCATGAGTCAATTCCTCCACCCTGAAGAACCGTTGTTTTGACTTCATCAAGTCTGTAAGGTAAGGAAGTACCGCATTTTTTAAGGCTCCTTTTTCGATGCCAACCGCTACTGGTTGATAAGCATCGACAGCCTCGAAAATCTTTTTGGCAGTCTTTTTGATATCCCATCGTCCATGTACAATATCCGCTACCCACCATCCGTCTTCATTTGCCTTAACGATTGCTATCGCTGTTTGGTCGAGTCTTTTGTTCTTAGACTTCGTCGCGCTTTCAACATCAGCAAAGCCCGCAAGGTCGACTGCAATATAATAATCCCCAACGTCAGGCTCTTCATCAGAAAACTTAACCCAATCCTCTTTGAAGATCTCAGAACCCAGTGCTTCAAACGATGCCAGAAACTCCTGTCGGAATGCATAGGATGACATTGACTTCTTAGCAACATCAATTTCGTCTGGGTCGAGTAGTGGGTTGTCATAAGACGTAAAATGCCACGCCTTATAAGTCTCATCGCCTGACATTTCCGCATATTTAAACAACTCGTAGAAGTGATTACGGCCCATAGGAGTTCCTATGAACATCGCTTGGCCCTTCTGGTCAGCTAGGGCAGGCCGTAGGATGGTTTCCCATACACTAGGCTTCATATCCGCATATTCGTCCATGACAAGGAACTTAAGGGATACACCACGCATTGTTTCTGGACGGTCAGCACCTTTGAGACTGATGGTAGCACCGTTGACCAGTTTGATTGTCAGGTTGTTAATGTGGCTACCTGTGATGACTGGGTTACCCAAGTCCATCAAGGTGTTCCACATGATGTCTCGTGCTTGGCCCTGCGTTGGAGCTACGTAGAAGACGTGTCCTCGCTCAGTCTGCAGAGCGTTGATAATGAGCATCCATGCCGCTAGACGGGACTTACCAGTACGACGACCTGCGGCAATGACTTTGAATCGCACAGGGTCACTAAAGACATCCTGTTGCCACGGTAAGAGTTCGACATTGAGTTCTGTACTCAAGCCTTAGCGTCCTTCATAATGTCGACAAGCTCTTTACTACGACGACCTACTTGACGATACCACTTAGAGTCAATCATCTCATTAGCGGCCATCAGGTAGTTACCTTCATTGACGTAACGTAGCATATTCTTGAACTTTGCTAGACGATTACGACCAAGGTTGAATGCCATGTTCACAAGAACCCTTTGGGCATCTGGAGCTTGTCCTGCAAAGTTTAAGACAAGAGCACAGGCATCCGTATAAGCGACATCACAGTCTTTACGGAAGACATCAAGGATTCTTTCGTCAGTCACAGGTGTGCCGACAGGCCAAGTGTGCTCCATGTCTTCTTCGGTAACCATATGGCCGATGCCAAAGGTCGGGTATCCTTCAGAACACAAGTAGATCTCAGTGACGTAACCTTCGTGACGAACTAAGTCTTCTTTTACAATTTCGATTAGTTCATCCTTCGTCATCAATCACCTCCGCATCTATTATGTCTTCTTCAGTGGAAACCTTAGGGTCACCAATGCCACTAATGGTAATCGACACTGCAGGACGACCACCACTAGCATTATCTTTCTCAAAGTAACTCACAGGCAACATACGATCCATTAAGAGTTTCCAAGCCGCCGCTTGGTTTTTATGGTCATCGTTTAGTGCCGCATCAAGAATGCTATCTAAGACCTTCTTGGACTTAGGTGAAGCCAACATCCTAGCTTTATATTCATTAATGATTGCGGTGTCGCCCGGAGGTCGACCAACCTTGTTCCTTTTTGTTGGTTTTTTTGATTCGACATCTTGTTTTCTAGGTCGACCAATCTTTTTACCACTAGGGCTTAAGGTTTCTTTGTAATCTGACACAAGTATTTTCCTTCTTAAGTGTTATGAGGGTACTTGATTGTAAAACATAACGACTAATTCTTAACGAATCACTCAATAGTTGCTCATTTGTACTTAATATACCTATATT